GTATCACTATTAAACAACATCGACGTTGTTCCCCATTTAGGGGTTATTGCCGTACTAGCCTGAGCATTCCCAACCGTCTCCAACACATTCTTTGCAGTAGCGTCGTAGATGCCAAAGTTGGTGAAGTTGAGGAGGAGCTGAGTTCCTGACTCGTTAGTCAATGGCGCAGTTGGTACTGTTTGTAATGCCGACCCATCAACAAGGCTAACACTTGATAAGTACCCGAACAACGGATTTGTTGACCCTGCACGTTGCCCTATGTAGATAGCTTTAGTTGCTGAGCCAAACGTACCAGATTGTGTATAGGTGGCGGTTGTATTGAAGTTAGACCCATTAACCTGCCCTGTAATTGTTGTTCCTGATCTTGTGATCGTAAGGTAGTACCATTGATTCGTTGTTACACCAGAATGGCTAAGTCTCAACGTTGAACCATTAGTAAACACTTGAATAACGCCGGTGTTGATAACTTCAATCAACCAGTCAGTTGCTGCATTAGCAGTGTAGTTTCCAATCAAATGGTTTGTTGCCGCCAAAGACGTAAGGTAAAACCAAAGCCGAATTGTAAAATTACCCGTAGGAGCAAACTGCCCTGTTGCAGGCGTATTTAGATAATCCCCCGTCCCATCGAAATACCCAGACCCACCAATCGTTGAAGCCGACCATGCGCTTGTGGGGTTGAATGGGGAGAAGGGGACGATGGTTGGAGAGCCAACTAAGGTAATTGTCTTTGCTGCTACTTGCGTGTTTGAGTCTACAAATCTGTTAGCCTGACAAGTCAGCAAGACTGTATTGGTAATTGCCGTTAATGGTGTTGTTGACGGTGTAAAGTCTGCCGTGTACACGGGAGAGCCATTGACAATACGGAAGTTAGAAACCCAGCCTGGAAACTTGATTCCAAGCACTTCGCCCATGTAACAAATGTTGAAAACGCCAGTTATGGTACTGCAATTTCCGCTGAATGTTCCAGTTGATCTAGCAGTCCCATTGATATACATTTTTGCTTGATTAGTGCCAGTGCCTTCCCTAACAATTGCAATATGATTCCAAGCGTTGTTATTGATATAACTCATTGAAGCACTTAGCGGATTTGTGCCAAATGATCCAACATCAAAGTTTAATAAATTGCTATTGTATTGATAATTTGCAACCAGATTCATTTTAGGTTGCGAACCACTACCGCTTGTAGTACCCCAAAGATTGATGTTCTGTGTAGTTACGTCCGTAAAGTAAAACCACCCCTCAATACAAAAAGCATTGGTTGAGAAGTTAATGTTAGGGCAGCTTATATTGGCGCTGCTAAAGTAGTTTGACCACCCCGTCTGACTGAACGGGCTAAACGTACCCTGTGTCGGTGCATTTGGCCCTGTCGCAGGGTTACGGGTGATGGTGAAGTTATTGGTAGAGCTGTCTTGAAACGTATTGTTCTGTTGACCATTCGTTGCTGTGGTCGATAACAGCAGCGTGGTGAGGTTGAAGTAGGGGTCGGCGTTAGCGCCAGTTGAAATTACATCAGTACCTGTGGCCGTTTCTGTAATAGACCTAGCATAGTTAACGGGCCAAAAACCTAAAGCCACTGCTCTGGCTATTTCGTTAGTCGTCCAAATACCCTTTGCAGAACCTGAAGATGGCAAATTATTAGATCCAAGAACGCCCCCATTAACACCTAACGCAACAGGCATTTATGACAAGTCCTCATAAGAACACACTGCTTCTAGCGTACTGTTAGCCGCAGCCGTCAACCTCAAACTATCATTTTCTTCTAGATAAATTTGAGTTTCTGTTTTACCGATAATAACTAAGGAGGAGTTAGCTGGTACAGTTGCTTGATAAATTAAATCAAACGCCGTTGTAGCATTTTTAAACACATCAACAGTTACTGTGGCTGTAGAACCTGTGATGTTTGCAACAACCAGCGTGTTAATTTTGAGGCATTTTCCTGAAGCAGCAGCGTTACTAATAATTGCTGTAGCCGAAGTTGTTACCGCCAAACCAGCCGTCTTCCCCGTGGCAGTCGTCAAATTAAGTAGATTCGGCGCAGCCATAGCTAGCCTCCAAAGATTATCGTTGTGCCATACGCTTTAGCGTTGTATGTAGACCGACTTGAAGGTTGCGTCACAAAAACGTTTTTAGTACCAGCGCCAAAATTAACAAGACTTCCAGAATTGCTAGAGGATAAAACCGTATCCCTAGAAAGCGTCGTACCAGAAGACGTGTAAGTCCCAACTCCAACTTCCCAATTGGAGCCGGATTGGTCTGCGATAGTGTAAAAAGTGGTGTTTCCGTTACCAATAGCGGAAAACGATTGAAACCCTGTAACCGCACCAGCAAGTGTTATCGTGCCGGTGCCTGTGGTTGTCGTAGTTTCTTGTACACGATCAGCAAGTACGAATGGCATTATGCAGACAAACTAAACTGATACGTTACTTGGAGAACGTCGCCACTAACTACCGAGCGGTCCCCACCTGTGAAGTCAGACGCTGAAAACAGCGTACCTGTGGTGCCGCCTTTTGTATTATCGCTAGTAAGAAACGCCCCACCAACAGTTGTCGTACCGTTGATGTTAAACGAGGCTTTACTTGCCGTGTTTGTAACCACTGACGGATTAGCTGTTGTTGCCGCAGCAAATGTGGCCGCAGGACGCGTTGCATTACTGTACGTTGTGTTCTCAGTCCAGCCAGCGTGTGACGACATGGTATCGCCTGCGGCGGGTGTATTAGATGCTCCAGCTCCGTAAAGACCGATGTACCAAGAAGTAATTCTTGAAGTAGCACCATCAAGGCTAGTGCCTGCCATGTACTGAAGGCCAACGTTCACAACCAAGTTCTTTTTCTCGGCGGACCACTTTAGGTTACCGTCTTTGTCGAAGCACTCGAAAGTGAACTTACCCATCGCACGGGCGGTGTCTTCTGAATTAGGGCGAGCAATCAACCCGCTTGCCACAACGTCATTTGTTTTTGCCTGTTCCATTATGAAATCCTTAACACAGTTGATTGATCCTACAATACCCTAACAATCGCAGTCGAGGCAAGCGGGGACGGAAAGTTGATCTGGAAGGTTTGATTTAAAGCCACTTGATCCCCACCAAAACTGATTACTGCGCATGCAGCATTAGAAGCTGAAGTGTTGTAAATTAAAGCCCCAGAGGCGGTAAAACTAGCCCCTGCCCAACTAACTGCCGAAAAGTTTACAACAGCCGCAGTCCCATCAGCTACAGGAGTCACTGAGGTAAGTATTTCTCCACCTGTTGTGTAACCATTACCATTTACAACCTCATCACTCCCCATTTGCGAATAATTTGTAGTGGACGATCCAAACACCCCAGATCCACTCTCAAGAGCCTTAAATAAAGCAATCTTAAAAACGTCGCCACCAGGATTAGAAAAATCATGGACGCCTTTAAGTAATTCCACCTTAAAGCTTGTAGGCATTGCGGTAGTAATGGATAACGCCATGGTGATTACGGCCCAGGGGACTCCGATTTAATAGGTAAACGAATCATGCCATCTCTGTACTCATCACGTCTACGGCGTCCCTGCTGTTCAATACCAAGTCCTTGAACGGCTTGTTGATAACTCTGATTGAAATACTGAAGCATGTCAGGCGGACCCTTGGTGTAGCTGTAGGCTTGAATCAGGCACGCATATAAAAGGGCTTCCGGCGCATTGATACTGATCCAGGTGGTTGTATTGGAGCTTGAAAGCTGTGCAGGACGGTAAATATAGCCTAGCTCAACCGTAAAATTTGCATTGGGCGTAGGTGCAACATAAAACGTGTTCTGGTCCCACACCGAGTAATACTTAGGGACTCCCGTATCACTGCCATCGGGCCAATACTCCTTCATGAAGGACGTATCCCTGAAATCCAAAAAGATCTGATCCCCCGTTGCGGGCACCGTGATCATCATGTAACGGTGCGTGAGAATGTCTGAAGGCGCAGTCAAGAATTTCGTGCCCGAGGTCATCGACGCGGTGGATTCTTTTTTGAAGTAATCCAGGTCGATGTCTCGCAGAATGCGATTCTCGGCCATGGTGATGAACGTATTAATCACCGAGGCGGTAAACACATTGCTGTTCACCTCGGTGTAGTTCCTGATATTGGTGACGAGTTCGTCGTAAGTCATGAAATCACCACGGTGACGTTGCCAACAAACCCGTATCCAGTAACAAAGGTCTGTGGCGGATACGGCTGCATGTTCGTGCGATTCACCGTGCTAAACCCAGAACCAATGCTTTGGAACGGCGCGCTAAAGCCTGGACTTCCAAGGTAGATTGTAACGGGTTCAACGCGGTCAACGCGGGGGTCTTTAAGCGCAATTGCATCGCCACGGTACTTAAGTGGGTAAAGCTGGGGCTCTTTGGGCTCGTAATCGTCCGGGCAAACCATGAATCCACGCCAGTTCTTACGCAGCGTGTTGTAAGAATACCGCTGTCCGCAGTAATCACACAGGCCGAAGGAGAATTTGCCTGTTGCGAAGGCCATGATTTACTGCCCGAAGTCGGGAATAAAGAGTGCGCTGGCTGTATCGCGATCTTCTGCCGCTGCTCGCGCAAAGTCTTCTTCGTAAATCTGCTTCAGAATAACCGTTCGCTCAGGCGCATACTTGAGCGAGATTTGGTAGGCTAGACCCGAAGCAAGGCAAGGCAAAAAGCGGAAGTTAACGTCTGCGGTATTGGTATAGACGCCCGCATCCTGGATCCGACGAATGCGGTAATAAACCAGCGTGTAAGCAAGGTTGGGCGATGGGTATAAAAAGACCTTAAACGTGTTAGCCCGTTGTACGTACAACTGTGCAGGCTGGGCCTGTACCGTCTTATCGGGGAGGTCTAAATACTCCTCGCGACTGATCCGATCAAGCGTGATGTCCTGCTGCGGACTCACTCCTGGCAAACGAATAACCGCCGAGAGCACGTTAACCGTATCGGGACTTAACGTGATTTCGTATCCTCCAGGAGACAAGACATAAGACGCTTGCTCAATAGTCCAGAGGTTCAAACCACGGTTAGCCCAGTCGAGAAACAACAGGTTTAACGAACGTCGCGCAGACGACAGTTGATAGCCCGCCGTGGGGCGTATGCCGCAGCGCTCAAAAGCCTCCTCGATTAAATCATCGATCGAGAGGTTAAAGTCGGTCGTTCCTGAAGTTGCCATTTACGCGCAGCTAGAGCCGCCCATTTTCATTTTCTTGACGCCCCTCATGGCCATGCGCTTGTGCTGATTGACCAAGCCGCCGTTTTTCATCATCACAGGACCGGTTGTCTTGCTGGTTTCACTCAGCATCTTGTTCCGAGGGCCCGAAGTGACCGCACCACCCCCACGCGTTGCCGCGCCCATGCCACGTCCAGCCATGATTACTTCCCCTTTTTGGCCATTTTCATGGCTTTACCGCCTTTTTTCATGCCCATGGGCATGGGAGGCATTTTAGGCATCGCACGACCCATCGCATCCTTGGTCTTGCGCTTGACTGCACGGCCCATTTTGTCGGCCATACCACCTTTTTCGTAACCCTTCATCATGATTTGTTCACCTTTTTTGCCGTTTTAGCCGACTCCTTGAAGGCTTGCGCCGTAGGAGCACCTTTGGAACCAACTTTACGCATTTTCTCGCCCGATCCGGCAGCGATACGCTTGCGCTTGGCGTTGATATTGGCATAGAGCCCTGGTTTAGTGGCCATCCTCACTATCCTTTTTTCGCGAGGGCATCAATTTTTGACTCAAGCCTTTCAAAGCCTGCATCAAACCGTTCCATAATCTTTTCAAGGTCTGCACGGACCTCTGCACGAGTGATGTGATCACGAGCGATTTCCTCCCTCGTTTTGTTAAGCAAAATTTGAATACGCTTTTGCTCGTCGGATGCGTTTTTAAGCATCATCATGACTAAGGCCACAAAAAACGATGTGACTAGATTCCAAACTAAAACGCCCGTATCCATTTAGCACTTCCATCTGCGTCGAGCCTGCCGTATACGGCTGTTTGGGTCTTTGGCTGCTTCAGGAAACTGCTTCATCTGGCCCGCTGAACGAGCACAAAAGGACTTCCTGCGCGCAGCATCCTTGGGTCCTGGGTTGTCCGAGGTCACCGCTGTCTTAAGCTTGCTCCCAGGGTTGGCACGGCGATAGGCTTCGACGCCCTTTTGCGTCATGCCTGCGCCTTGCTTGGTCGGTCGGAAATTACCGCTCTTGACCGACGTCGCAATGCCCATGCCCTTGGACTTAGCCATTACTGTGCTGCTCCACCGTAAAAAAGCAGCGTTACGCTGGTGACATTGACATCGTTGACGTCAATAAACACACCATCATCAAACAAAATACCCATGTCCGGGATGATGAGATCACTGGCCCCTGCCGAAGCAGGCGTGTTGATAGTCATTAACGCAGTGCCCGAAGAGGTGCTGCCGTTCTTCAGGGCAAATGAAGATGCTGTGGCCGTGTTGGTGAAGTACACACCAATCACCCGCGTGCGCCCAGCAATCGCGTGGGCATCGGCAGTCTTGGTGACTGCCTGGATATTACTGGCGCTCATCAGAGCCTCCTATTAAGAGGCTTGCGTAAAGGTGATGCCAGCAGCAACCGCGCAAAAGCCCTTAGCAAACCAATTTGTACCGTCGCTGATGACAGTGACCATATCGCCAGCCACCGCTTGGCCATCAACAAAAGAGATGGTGTCATCGGCGGTTCCTGTATCACCAGCCACGCCCGCTGCATTGACCGCTTGACCCTTAATAATGTTTGCGCTTGATGCAGTTACTATGGTGTAACTGGCACCGGAAGGGGCCGTTTTAACAATAAAGGTGTAGGTCAATCCGGCTACAGGAGCAGGCAGTGTTGTTGCAAATTCAGTAGCTGAATTCAAGAAAAACGTAGTACCTGATTGCGCGGCGGTCAATGTGGAAGCATCGGTCAGCTCGGTGTAGGCAACTGCGCCTGTAATGTTGCCGAT